TGGATCCATTGGATTTCCAATGGTTCACAGGATATGAGACGAGGACCGCGGGAATCCTTGGGAACGAGTACGACTTTCGAAGTACTCGTATCAAGGCGCTCACGGCTCTCAAGCCAGTCACGGTCAGCTGCTGCATGGGTAGGCGAAAACATCATGTATTCCTCGAAAGGATACATGGCGTTCAGCTTTGAGTAGATGCGTTTGAAGTTTGACTTCTCCCACACCTTCTCTCCCGTTGCAACAGCCCCAGGACCATGTCGCGGAGTTATCTCCGATACATCGATCCCTTCGAACACTCTGGTGATAAGCCAGCGTGCATAACGAATGACTGGTTCCGAACTACGTTCTAGCCGAGATCCTCGACCCAATACCCCGCTAAGGGGCTCGGCTCTTGGATCAGGGTTGCGGTGAGGTTGTGACTCGAAGTCACTTCCGCCTCCGTAACCTTGGCATAGGACATCTCCGAAACCTCTGGGCCTGCTAAGACACGTTGTCTTTTGCAGTTCCCTCGGGTATCCGCCGCTACAGTGGCAAGCGTATTCAATATCATTGCGATTTGATCTATTTTTAATAGATCTGTCGTCGTGATCTCGAATGTCGTAATGACCATCGTAGTTGCAGAGCTCGGAGTCGGTCTGGACGAATGTGTCAAGGACTGATTTTTCAGTTTCTTTGGCATACGGTAGGACTAACTTGTACGATAAGTACAAGAGCTGTCTTGCGTGTTTCAGCGCGGTTACGTCCACATCACTGCAGACGTACCCTGCTGAAGTGAAGATCCGCTCTAGTAACCACCCCATGTAATGGGGGATTACAGTTCCGCGCTTCTTTTGGAAGCCCGGAATGTCGAGAGGACCATCGTTATGCAAAGCGAAATCAATCGCTTTGCCCATCGTTGGGAGGGTTTTGGTTATGAAGCCAATTCCCTCGGAACGGACGCGCGACGTCAATTTCTTGATGTCACGTCCGACAAACTTCACTTCATTAGGATAACACTGAGCTATATCATGATACAGCTGCAACATTATCGAAAGTGGGTCTGCGTTTATACGCTCTCCCACTAGGCTATTACGGGTCCGTCTTTTCAGACTAGATCCTTCCTAGCCAGCTAATGAAGCTGCTGTACCACATGCCTGTCTACCGCATCCGGTCTCTCCGGCCCTTAAGGAAGGACAGAAGAGCCTTGACTGCAAGACGCGCGAGAGTCTCACAGATTAGCCCTAGGGCGACGTCCAATGAAGGACGTAGCTTACTAAGGTTCACCTGCGATAACCCGCGACAGAATGCTGTATTGATCATCGTTTGTTCCATCCCCTGCAGAGCAGAGGGTGGCGATGAGACACACAGCAAGCTGCCTTGCCTCAGCTTGCGTCCACCCGACTCGAGGAATCGAGCCAGTGAGCGTAAACTGCGCGGTAGATTGGGAACCGTCCGAGAGTGTCTTGCGACACTCGAGACGATTCGCCGTACGATCGGTGACTTGGCCCGGATTTTCCTTGCTCTCAGAGTGAGAGAGGGTCAGGGTGTAGTCACCAGCTGGCGACTGGGAAGTCGCTGCTACTGCTTTCGCAGCTCGCACGGTTCTACCCGGAGACAAATCGACCAATGCCAATGACTTGTTAACGTCAGTAACATTGATCTCAATTGTCTCGAAGGTAACCATAATTAGTGGATCAGCGATCATTTAGCTGGTCTTTCTATTTATAGCTTGTGCATGATATTGCTATCACGCGTGCGTCCATATTACTATGGACAAGACTACCTAGGCAAACGCTGTGCTAACAAGGAAGAAGCTATAGAGATTCTTCCTAAGTTAACAAAGCACTTGGGTCTCCCAGGCAATGGCGTGTAGTGGAAGTTACTCACAGATGGTGAGAACTCCCGCCGCACATAACTGGTATGTGTTTCCCTCCATACGTGCCGATTAGGCATGTAATCATACGGAGGGGCATGTTCTTCGTTAGGCGCGAACTTCATCGCGTAGTAACTAAGATACCAGTTTACGATATCAACTCGTTTAATGCTTTCGCAATAATCGAGAACTTTGATATCGGCAGCAAACAGTCGAGGTCGATTGTTGTGCATCCACTTGCCGATCTGGATAAACCAATCCAGGACAAATGAGAATGGGACCAAATCCCATATTGCAGCAGGATCAATGATGCCAAAGGCATCAATGAATTGCTTCAATCGACTCAACCATCCCTGGAACTCAGGGGCAGTATACTGATACTGCAGCGTCCGAT